CTAATAAATCTTGTTCTGTTCCTACCTCATAATCTTTTATAGTATATTTATTTTTTAACTTTGCTATTATTGGTCTATATAAAACATTCATTGCTTTTTCTATTTGATCCCAATCTCCAGTATATGTATCTAAGTCAATATATTCACCTAAAGTAAGATCATCTAGTTGTGGGTGAAAACCATACTCTATTTTGTTTAATTTAAATCTTTGTACTAATGCAGGTTTGGTGTCAAATATATCATTAAGTAATTTTATAATTTCTTGACTATCAGATAGTTTTAGTAATATAACATTGCTTAAAGGCATATTACAAAAAATCTCTATCATTTTTGCATCATAGAATTTATCTCCTTTGTCTTCTTTCTGTATATTTAAGAAATGTTTATACTGTCTTAAAGTAATATCTTTTAATGATGTTGGTATAGTAATGCTAAGTTTCATATATATATAACGGATTTAATTGTGTATTTTATAGTCATAAAAGTAATAAAAAAAAAGGAGAGCATTTCTGCCCTCCCTTTTAAATGTAAGATTACCCAAAAAACTTACATCATATCTGCCTCAAAACAACCATCACTACAATAGCCTTTTTTATGTATTGGCTTCTCGCAATGATCACAAGTATAATCTGGATCATTCCAACCTCTGTAATCGTGTTCCATTTGTACTAACCAGTCATCATAATTCATATGTTAAATATTAAACTCATTAATGTTCTACCTATAAAATAACTTGGAAACAAAATTAAAAATATAATTTGTGCTTTCTTAAATTGTTTACCTAATTTGCCTGCTGTTGTTAATTTCTTATCCATCTATCAAATTTAAATTAAACTGCTTTGCTACATAATTTATATGCTTTTGTGTAGTCATTGACCAATAACCTAATTGAATTAAATTACTGCCATCTATCTTAGCAACTATTGTACTGTAACTCCATACATTATTGCCTTGAATTTTTAAATTTTGTTTGTACCTGTCTAGTGTTCTCATATTGTTTTTATTTAATTATTATACTTAAATATACAATAAAGATAGTTATAAACAAAATAATTAATAACTTATTTTAATGTAGAGTGTATTTACCAAAGTTGGGTCTTGATAATATTGAGTAGGTTGCATAACGACAGGGATCAATAATATGGTTGTGCTTGTCTTCAGGTACATTAATTAACCTACCTGATTTATCTTCTTTCCATTTATAATTTCTAAACTCTGCTATTGCATTAGATGAAGTTGATAGTATATTTATTTTGTATCTCTTTAATAAGTCAATACCTGCATTAATTGAATCTTTACCTTTTATGCTTGGGAATATATTATGACCCATCTTTCTTAATTCACTTATTAATCTAGGTTCTGCACTATCAGCATAGATTGGATTTGATTGTAAGTTTTCTTCTTTTAAGAATTTGCTTATATCATTAGTAGTCATCTGTGTTCTATATAAATGTTCTTTAACATATAAATTATGCTCAAGTGTATAAATACTAACTAATGTACTAGGATCATTTGAGTAACCAAAATCCATTCCATAAGCAATTAACTTAGCATCTATTGGTATTTGGTTTACTTCATTGTATTTAAATATCGTACTCTTACTTGCTGTTCGTTCACCTAATCCATATATTTTCCAATACTGATCATCTGTATCTCTTAACCTTTCTATCTCAGCTTTAATTGAATCTTCTACAAAAGGATTATCTAAGTATGTTGTTTTAAAAAATGCACAATCTTCTCTAGGTAGTACCTTATCATATATCCAATGATACTCATCTGAGGGATTAAAATCTAATATTATTTGTTCTTGTGTTCTAAATATAAGTTGTTGCCAATCTTCAAAGTACAACTCATTACCTTCATTTATAAATAGTAAGTCTCTTTTTCTACCTCTAATCTTTGTAGGTTGATCAAGAGATATAAATTCAATTAAGTTATTAAATAAATAGTATTCTGAATTTGACTTGTTGTGAAACTTCTCACTATACATATTATGAGTTTGTAAGATACCCATAAAGTCTCGCATAACAGTTGCTCTTAAACTAGGAAATGATTTTCTGCAAATGGTAATTACTTTGTCATTCTGTTTAGCACAATACTCAAATATGATCCAAAGAATAATATTATAAGTTTTGCCTGAACGAGTACCACCTTGTTCAACTACAATCTTTTTAGTATTATCTAATAAATGCTCATAAACAACATTAGTTTTTATCTTTAGTTCTCCCAATTATTTCAATTTGAAAGTTAGTAGGCATTCCTTCTGCACCTGTGATTTCTTGTCTTTCAACATAACCTCTATTCTTGCCTTTTGTTTTTAAATAAAATATAGTTGCAGTTGTGTTACCATTTAATATTTGTTTATGTAATTGACTTTCTGCCATATCTAATGCTATGTTTTGTATGTCATTTACTGACTTTTTAAACTTCTCATCTTTTAACCATTCATAAAATGTACTCCTAGCAATACCAACATTCTTACAAGCAGTAGTAACAACTCCAAATGACTTTTCTAATGTTTGTAATGTTTTCTTTTTTAGTGTGTCCGATTTGTCCGATTTATTTCTCATTTAATTGCATTTAAAAATTCGTGTCTTGCACTTTGATCTGATTTAAATACTCCCATTAGTTTAGTTGTAGTGGTGTGTGTGTTATGTTTCTTTACTCCTCTCATTTCCATACACATATGCTTAGCAGTTAATTGAACAGCAACACCAATAGGTTCTAATTCATTCCATAAAAACTCTGCAACTTGCATAGTAATTCTTTCTTGATTCTGTAATCTTCTAGCAAATGTTTCTAATGTTCTAGCAAGTTTTGACAGACCTACTATTTTCTTACTAGGTATATATGCAATAGTTCCTGTTCCAAAGAATGGTGCTATATGATGTTCACACAATGAATGAAATGGAATATTAGTTTGTATAATCATCTCATCATATCCCTCACCTTCAAATGTAGTGCAATTCCATTTAGGTGGATTTAAAAATTCATTAAAAAACTTTACAAATCTTTTAGGTGTTTCTTTTAATCCTTCTCTATTTACATCCTCACCAAAATATTGTAATAATCTTGTAACATTATCTTCTACTGTTTCTTCTCCTTCTTCTCTCATCTCCCAAGGAAAAACTAACCATACATTTTCTGTACCATTAGTTTCAGACATATCAAAAAGAGATACAAAAGGTTTCTTATATCTGTTTATATATCTATCTCTAGTTTTGCCACTATCTATAATGTCATCTATTATTATATCAGCTTCCTCAATTGTGTCTACTGAATATCCTGTAAGACCTGCAACTATTTGTCCACCTCTAGGCACACCATAAAACTTTGAGTTTTTAGGGCATTGCAATACTATTTTATTTACTGCTTGATAAATTTCTGACCAAGTAAGATATTGCTTCATATGTTAATTTAATAATTAATAGTGTTGTTAGTAATGTAAAAATATTAATGTGGTAAGTGTGATCACACACACCTAATATGTGTTTTATTGTTTCCATAATTTATACTCCTGTTTTTTTATTCCAAATTTCTATATGTAATCTAGTAGTAAAATTAACATAATTTTCTATTGCTAATTCAACTACATTTAATTTATTGTCATTTAACAAATCTTGATTTTCTCCTGCTGGCATTAAATAAATTTTATTTTTATCTATGATGTCATAATAAATTTCTTTTACTTCATTCCATTCTTTTATGTCGTTTATTACAAATTTAAATATAGTATTTAGTTTATTTAATTCTTTTATCACTTCACCTTTAAATGTCATTGATCTATCATTTCCACTATTTAAAAGTTTAGGACTGCAATTCCATAAATGTATTTGATATAGTAAAAATTCATTTGGCATTATTGTTCCGTTTGTTTCTACTTCAAAATAAGCATTGGCATTTATATTGTGTTTTACATACTTAATAAAAGCTTCTAATCCTGCTTGCTGCATCATTGGTTCTCCACCAGTTAAAATAATGTGTGCATCATTTTTAATTGCTTCTATACATTTGTCATCTAGTATTTCTTCTACATTTATTGAGGTTGCTTTCATCCACACCTCTACAGTATCACATCTAAATTCTGCTCCATTATGTAACTCACCATCAAATTGTGTACCCATTCCCCCACACATTAAGTTACAACCTCCTAACCTAACAAACACACTTGGTATACCTACTGTCTTTCCTTCACCTTGAATAGAATAAAATACTTCACTAATTGCTAATTTATTCTTCATATACTACTTTACTTGATTTTGTTTCTGCTAACTCTATTCTTACTATTGGTAATTGTGCTTCGTTTTTTATTTGTTTGTATAACCAAATTGCCATATTTTCTGCACTTGTCTCAAAAGGAACTGTCTTTATTAACTCACCTGCTAAACTTAAAACTTCAACTAAAGGGTCTTGATCATATAATAAAAACCAATGATCATACTGCTTTACTATTGGTTCTACTTTATTATCAATGTCACTAAAAAGCATTGTAACACCATTACTCATATGATCAAAAGCAAAAGTACATACCACATCATAAGTATGTCCGTGTAACCTTCCACACTTTACACCTGCTTCTTTATTTCTATGACCCATATAAAAATGATATTTTTTTTCTATCTTAATCATATCCACCCTTTCTCTTTAGCCAAGTAATAACCTTTTACTCTTAATTCAGTTGCAGGATTATCTTTATTTCCATATCCCCACTCATTCATAGTCATATCTCCATTGTAATCTGTCATAGTATCATTAATAATTACATCTAAAACATTTAAATCATTTGCCATTTTCCAAGTTTCAGCTTTATCTAAATACATTAAAGGTGTGTGTATTCTATAATCTCCTGCACCTAATCCTAACGACAATGTAGTTTGCAGTGCATCTATCGTAGTTTTTCTACAATCAGGATATCCACTATAGTCAGTTTGACAAACTCCTGTTACTAAATCAGTAATGCCTTTTTCTGCACCATAGCTTGATGCTATTGTAAGAAACAAAATATTTCTTCCTGAGGTAAAACTTGCAGGTAAACTATTATCAATGTAACTTTCTTTAGTATGATCAGTATGTTCTGTTAGTGATGAGTTTGCTAGTAATCCTTTTATGTTAAATATTTTATAACTTATACCTTCTGCATCAGCAATTTTTTGTGCTTGTTTTAATTCTTGAATATGACTTTGACCATAATCAAATCCTATTGCTAATACCTCATCAAATTTTTCTTTTGCCCAATATAAACAAGTAGTTGAATCTTGACCACCTGATAATAAAACTATTGCTTTTGTCATATTTTATATGTTGAAATTATTTTTACTCCACCTCTTGGAAATTGATTTACTATTACTTCTATTGTTTTTGGTTCAATAGCAGAATGCAAATGTAATGCTATTGATTTTGCTAATGTCTCACAATGTGCTCCGTGATCTCTAAAACTCCATAAATAAAATTTAATTGTTTTAGATTCTATATAATATTTGTTTGGTTTATATTTTATTGTAATATGATTAAAGTCAGGTTGTCCTGTTGTTGGACATACTGATGTAAATTCTTCTGTACTAATTTGAACTTCTAAATTTCCACCTGTCCATTGTTGTCTGCCTTCTTTTACTTCTGTTACAGCAACATCTGGATTGGCTGGTCTTTTCATTGATCCGTGGATTGGAATGTAATTTTCTTTACTCATTTTATTTATTTAAAGATTAATATCTGCGTACTCACTATACTTGACCCATTCATAAAAATTATATTTAGAAAGAGCATAAGGGTCTTTTATCCTTCTTTTCTGAAATCTATTTTTCTCTACAATGCTTCCAGTAAATTTATGTACCTCACCAAACCTATGACCTGCTGACCAAGTTGTGCTATCTACAGAATAAAATTTATATTTTGGTAATAATAACATTGGTGTAAATCCTAATCCGTGTACTTTTGTTTTTTGTTTAGCTGCATCATATAAAAATTTGTTAATCATTGGAAACTTCTTGCTACGTAAATTGTCAGTTAAAAAAGCACCAAAACAAATATACTCATAATCCTTACATAATTTTAACCAATTATCATACCCTCTATTTAAATGCCATACAGGCATTGGTTTCCACCCTACTAATTTTTCTAACTTATCAGTTAATTTCTGTACCTCATCTACTCCTATTACTGTGTCTATATCTACTTCTACATAATTTTGTATATGATTTTCTTTTACATATTTAGCATAGTCATAAATATACTTATCCCAATCTAATGTTTTTGCCTGTTCTTTCTTTGATGTTAAATAACTAAACACACCACTATCTAAAATAAAATCTTTATACTTACTACTTAG